CATTGCTGACTTTAGGGAAGAGTTTACATCATTACCTATTGAAGATATCTCATTTCCAAGAGGTTGTAATAATCTAAATAAATGGGCACATCCTTCTACCCTTTATGCAAAAGGGACACCTATTCATGTTAGAGGAGCATTACTCTACAACTTTCATAATAAGAAGAACAAATTAAAACATAAGTATCCCTTAATACAGGATGGCGAAAAGATTAAATTTGTATATCTAAAGACACCTAACAAGATCGGAGAAAATGTGATCAGTTTCTTGAGCACTTTTCCTCGTGAGTTTGGGCTTGACAAACAGGTGGACTATGACTTACAATTCAACAAGAGTTTTCTTGAACCAATTAAAGTTATCATGGACACGATAGGATGGAAGCCAGAAAAAGTTGCTAACCTTGAATTTTTATTCGGATGACCACATACATTGTTGAATATCAGAAAGCTTTTGGTGCTGGTGCAATGCCAGATGAAAAAGAGTTCTTCGACAAATCAGAAGCAGAATGGTTTGAACGTGCCATGAAACGTTCTAATTACATTACAAAATTATTTAAAAAAAGTCCATGAGTTTTTTAACAGATGTAGCAAAGGAGATTGGTAATGAGTATGCAGGACTTGTTAGTGATGGTGTCTCAGCAGGAGACAGTGCTGATTTCATTGATACTGGTAGTCACATTTTCAATGCTTTGGTTAGCGGTTCAATCTACGGTGGAGTTCCCTCAAACAAAATCACTGCTATCGCTGGTGAGTCTTCTACTGGCAAGACTTTCTTTTGCCTTGGGATTGTTCAGCATTTTCTTGACAGCAATCCCGATGCTGGAGTAATTTATTTTGAATCTGAGTCTGCTATATCTAAGCAGATGATTGAAGATCGTGGTATTGCATCTGATCGTATGTTGATAGTTCCTGTTGCAACTATCGAACAGTTCCGAACTCAAGCATGTAGAATCTTAGACAATTATGTAGAACAACCAGAAGATAAGCGTCAACCCTTAATGTTTGTTTTAGATTCTCTTGGTATGCTTTCTACAGAGAAGGAGATTGCAGACGTTGCCGCAGATAAACAGGTACGTGATATGACTAAGAGTCAACTTATTAAAGGTGCGTTTCGTGTTCTTACTCTTAAGTTAGGTAAAGCAAATGTTCCAATGCTCGTTACCAATCATACATATGATGTAATTGGTTCTTATGTGCCTACGAAAGAAATGGGAGGTGGAAGTGGACTCAAATACGCTTCATCAACAATTATATATCTATCAAAAAAGAAGGAAAAGGATGGTAGTGAGGTTGTTGGAAATATTATCAAATGCAAAGCACAAAAATCCAGATTGACCAAAGAGAATTCTCAAATTGAAACACGTTTATATTATGATAAAGGTCTTGATAGGTATTATGGGTTGTTAGAATTAGGTGAGAGGGGTGGACTGTGGAAGAATGTAGCAGGTAGATATGAGATGAACGGTAAGAAAGTTTATGCTAAACAAATACTTAAGGATCCAGAAACATATTTTACTGCTGAAGTGATGCAAGCACTTGATGAAATTGCTGCACAGGAGTTTCGTTATGGAAGTTAATCCTTTACATGTTTCTTTATCTGATGTAATCAAACCTTGCGAAAGACTTGTAGATTATATAAAAGTCTATGATGATATTTGTGATAAAGAACTCTGTGATGATATTATAAAATCATTTAATTCTTCGGAAGATCATCACGTATATATCGATAGATCACAAAGACCTACGTTTACTGAGATGAACATATCTGAACGGTATACGGCAAGGGATGTTGAATGGATGAGTCATCAAGCACAAGTTCAATCTCATTTTATTGATGCTGTTAGTAGGTATATAGATGAAGTGGATTTAGGTCCAGATTTTCCTGTTAAATATGCTTTTGAGGAGTATAGAGTTAAACGATATTGTGAAAATTCTACGGATGAATTTGCAGATCATGTTGATGTTGGAGATCATAATTCTGCTCGTAGATTTTTGGTATGTTTTTTATATTTGAATGACGTTGAGGAAGGTGGAACTACAGACTTCCCAAAAATTCATCATGCAATTACTCCAAAGTGTGCTAGAATATTAGTGTTCCCTCCAAACTGGATGTATCGTCATGCAGGTCGTCCAGTTACTAAAGGTACAAAATACATTCTCGGATCCTATCTTCACTACCTATGAATCTAGAAGTAACTATTCTCAGTAATCTGGTATACAGTGAAAAGTATACCAGAAAGGTATTGCCATTCCTTAAGTCAGAATACTTTACTGCACGTGAACACAAGATTATTTTCTTAGAGATTCATGAATATGTTAGTCAGTATGATGCTTTACCTTCTCTTAATGCTTTAGGAATTGAGTGTCAAGAAAGAACTGATCTAACTGAAGAACAATTTAAAGATGTTATTGGAGTTCTAAATGTTCTTTCTGATGATATATCAGACCATGACTGGTTATTAGATGCTACTGAGAAGTGGTGTCAAGAACGTGCGATCTACTTATCTCTTATGGAGAGTGTTAAGATTGCTGATGGTCAGGACTCTAAGAAAGATAAGGGTGCTATTCCACAAATTTTATCTGAAGCACTTGGTGTATCATTCGATCAACACGTAGGACATGATTATGTCTCAGACGCAGAAGCAAGATATGATTTCTATCATCGCAAAGAAGATAAGATCCCTTTTGATCTATCTCTCTTCAATAAAATTACGAAGGGTGGTCTTCCTAACAAGACTCTTAATATCGCACTTGCTGGTACTGGTGTGGGCAAGTCTTTGTTTATGTGTCACTGTGCTTCCTCTGCCCTTCTTCAAGGGAAGAATGTCCTTTACATCACGTTGGAAATGGCGGAGGAAAAAATCGCTGAACGCATTGATGCGAATTTACTCAACATCCCCATTCAAAAACTTTCGGATTTTCCGAAGGTAATGTTTGAAAAGAAGATTGCAAATCTTGCTAAGAAAACTCAAGGTAAATTAATTATTAAAGAGTATCCAACTGCGTCTGCACATGTTGGACATTTTAAATCTCTTATTAATGATCTTGCTCTTAAAAGATCTATTCGACCTGATATTATATTTGTAGATTATTTAAATATTTGTGCTTCCCAGAGGTACAAAGGATCTATCGTTAACAGTTACACTTATGTCAAAGCAATCGCAGAAGAACTTAGGGGTCTCGCAGTTGAGGCGAACGTTCCGATTATATCTGCCACTCAAACTACTCGTAGCGGGTACGGCAGTAGCGATGTGGACCTTACTGACACCTCTGAATCTTTTGGACTCCCTGCTACTGCTGACCTTATGTTTGCCCTTATTTCTACAGAAGAGTTGGAAGGCTTGGGACAGATAATGGTGAAGCAGTTGAAGAATAGATACAATGATCCTACTTCTTACAAAAGATTTTGTATAGGTATTGACAGATCAAAGATGAGGTTGTATGATATAGAGGAAGCTCAGAAAGATCTAGTTGATGCTGGTGAACCTGAGGTTGACTTAGTAAAAAAATTCAAATCAAAGAAAACTTTTCAAGATCTAAAGTATGACTAAGCGAGTAAATACGGATGCCTATATGGAATTCGTTAATGCAGTAACATCTGAAGAATCTAGGGATTACATTCCATTTAATTCTAGATGCTTTGAGATACAGTCTGGTGATGATGGAATCCCTATTCATCGTTTAATCACTGCTGCCCTTGGTATGGGAGCAGAATCAGGAGAGTTTACTGAAGTAGTAAAGAAGATTGTCTTCCAAGGTAAACCAGTTAATGAAGATAATATCTTTCATATGAAAAGAGAACTTGGAGATATCATGTGGTATGTTGCTCAAGCATGTATGTCACTTGATACTACAATCGATGAAATCATTGAGATGAATGTAGAGAAGTTACAGGCAAGATATCCTGGTGGATCATTCGACGTTCACCATTCAGAAAACCGTGCAGAAGGTGACGTATGAACTATGCATTACTAAGTGTATCTAATAAAAATGGCATTGTAGATTTTGCAAAGTCTTTAGTTGGTATTGGATATAATATTATTTCTAGTGGTGGAACTCATGCTGTTCTTCAAGCAGAAGGTATACCAGTAATGAGGGTGTCTGATTATACTGGTTCACCAGAAATTCTTGATGGAAGAGTTAAGACATTACATCCAAAAATTCATGGTGGTATTCTTGCACAGCGTGGCAATCCTAGTCATGATTTAGATCGTAAGGTAAATCGTATTGAGTTGATTGATATTGTTGCAGTTAATTTATATCCCTTCGCAGAAACAGTTGCTAAACCAGATGTAACTCTTGCAGATGCAATAGAGAATATTGATATTGGTGGTCCTAGTATGGTGAGATCAGCAGCAAAGAATTATAAGGATGTTGCTGTGCTAACTAATCCTAATCAGTATGGTATTTACTTGGATTCAATCAAAGGTAATATATCAATTAAACCTGAAGATTTAAGGAAACAATTTATGAAAGATGCATTTGTACATACTGCAGAGTATGACGCAACTATTAGTACATGGATGGAGGATAACGTATAATGCATCTAATTTTTGGAGCGATTGCTATTGCATTGATAGTAGCAATCATATGTACATTCGTAATGTATGACCCTCATTAAACTATGGAGGATATGGAAGTATGCACTGGGTAGTTTCTCTGACGAAAAGACTAAACGATACGACAACCACGTTGTTCTGGTACGTACTTTTATATTCATTTCTTATCTCATCACTAACTGTTTTATTATTAGCGGAGTAATCCGACACTGGAATTAATTATGGCACTATCACAACAAGTAGAATCGTCTCTATTAGAGGCACAACAAAGTTTACGTAATGCATTATCATTTGCAGCACGTACTGAGAAACCATACATTGCAAAACATATTGCAGATATGATGTCTAGTATTGATAACATCATACATGTAGTTCCTTTATTGGAACAAGTCGAAGAAGGACTGAATGATAGTTTATGAATCTTCTGCAAAACTATATTGACATATACAAACCAGAAGAACCTATTTTATCAGAGAAAGAAATAAACTCTTTACAGTGGCAAAAAGGAGAGTGGACAGGTGGTGCTGCTGAGTTTATACAGTATCAAAATTGTTCAGCAGCAGAATGTTATGAACAATCCATGTATGATAGACTTACAGGTTGGGCAAGAGATTGTGCAACCACCTACGCATTACAAAGAGAATTTAATATCAATGCAGGAAGTTCTCCTAGATTTAATCGTTACGTTGAAGGTGAATTTATGGAGAAGCATATTGATCACATCTACAGTTGTTTTGATGGGAATCAAAAAGGCATTCCAGTTCTCAGTATAATTGGAATTCTTAATGAAGAATACGAAGGAGGAGATTTAGTATTCTATCTTGATGGTAAAGAATATACACCAAAACTAAAAACGGGAGACACCATAGTGTTCCCGTCTGCTTTTCCTTGGTCACATGAAGTAAAACCTGTTACTTCTGGCACAAGATATAGTTGGGTGTCTTGGGCTTGGTGAATAAATATTAGTGGAGACCTGTGTCTGACTAATGGCAATAACAATACCCCCAATTAATAAACAACCATTTGAAGATGTAATGGATGCATTAGGGGGTGATGATTATTCGTATTACTTATTTGATGTTAAGAATGTAGAGGACAAGGACTCAACTAAGAAAGTTCAGATAGCATTAAAAGTTTTTGTTCCTCAAAACAAAAGAAGTACAGCAGTTGAAAATATAAAAGGTGCATTGGATGAGAAATATCCAGGAATTACAATTAATGCAAAAGGTACTGCGTTAGATATTCCAATAAGAGAGAAACAAGTTATTAGAATAGAAGTCAAACCAGAGAATAGTAAAGGATCTGGTGGTGGTGCTGCACAAACTGCACTAGTAGAATCTGCACAGTGTGTTTATGCTGCTATGAGATATTATTGTCCTAACATAGAAAAGAAGAAAGTATTTACTGAAGAAGATTTTAAATGTGGTATGAAACATTGTGAGGTAACTTCTAAATTAGATGAAATTATGTCACTAGGAAAAGATTGGCAAGAATCATCTTGGGCAGGTGCTAATGAGATCTTTAGTAAAGTAGGTGGTAAAGGGTGGACATTTGTTAGAGGTGATTCCATCATCGATGATGGTGCAGTTAAGAATGCATTTAATAGAGTAAAAAATCAAACTAACTTATCATCAGAAGACAAATGGAATCCTGCTGATATATGGATGGTGAAAGATAAGACTAAAGTAAAGAAACATCTTGATAAAGAAACTACTATTGATTGTTTAAACAATGCTCTATTACAATTGCGAATAGAAGAACAGTTAGTTGGTATATCTTTGAAGAAGATTGAAGGTTCCCCTAAAATGAAACTGTTGAATGATATACCTGCTGTAGAGAGAAAGCAGAATGAGAAAGCAAAGTTTGAAAAGTATGATTTAACATTCGATAATGGTAGAAAGAAAGATAATCATCCTATGGATGTATATCTGTATTATGGTACAAGTACTTACGAGAAGTTTCAAGCAAGAAACTTTGGTGGTCCTACTAAGGGTGATTGGAAGTTAGAATTGAAAGGTAAGTCTGCTGCACAGGGTAAGATACAAGGTAAGAAGGTGCAAGAATTATTAAAGGATGGTAAGTTTGGTACACTACCTGAGTATGGTGGAACAGATACTTGGAGTAAAGCTAAGAATGGTAAGTTAGATGAAGAGATTTATAATTTACTGGTAAAATATAAGGCAAAGGGTTTAAAGAATAGATCAACTGATTTGGCATGGATTAAAGATGAGGCAGAACAGGCATGGAAGTATAGTAAGTATGCGGGATTAAAATTATTAGATTGGGTATCAACTCATAAAGATTCTGATCAGATAATGAAAGAGATATATTTGTATGCATCTTCACAGTCAGACAAGTCTTCTGTGTACTGGAAACTCCAGTAAATAAACTGGCACAATGAGACCACAATCAGCTTGCGGATGTAGTATAATATGGGTATCGGAAACGGTTGAGATGCCCAACAAACACCTTGAACACCCAGAAGATTCGATTCTCCAAGGACGTAGGGTTGCAATAGATGCTATCAAGGAACTTGTGACAGTTACTAAACTGTCTGTTAAATGGGACGGTGCTCCTGCTATTGTATTTGGAACTAACCCTGAGAATGGTAAGTTCTTTGTTGGCACTAAGTCTGTCTTTAATAAAAGAAAAATTAAAATTAATTATACTCATGATGACATTGATCAGAATCATAAAGGAACTGTCGCAGACATTCTTCGGTTGGCTCTTGATCACCTTCCTCGTATCAATCGTATTATCCAAGCTGATTGGATCGGTGTCGGTGGGGGCAATGTTTATTGTCCTAATACTATTCAATATAACTTTCCTTCCACCATCATTCAAAAAATAATTCTAGCACCTCATACAGAGTATACAGAACTTAGTCCTACTGCTGAGGGTAAGATCGGAGTTAGTCTTGAATCTACTTCTGATTGCTACTTTGTTGATACTAATAATGCTGTAGTAGAACCACCTTTAGGATGGAGACACCTAGCAAAGATACTACCTACACTTCTAGTCGCAAAGGTTCCACAATCCCGCACCGAAATAGCAAAACATATCAACTCATTTATACGACAAGGTACTCTTCCGCATCCTCAGGAAATGTATGATACGTTAGATGCTAAATATAAGGGAGAAGTTAATGTGAGTACCTTTAAGGTATGGCACAAAATCTTCCAACTGAAACAGCGTCTACTCGATGCGATTGTTGTAAATGGAAATGTTGAATGTTACATCGATGGAGAATCTTCTCAACATGAGGGGTTCGTTACGGTTTCAACCAATCCTTACAAAATTGTAGATCGATTGACCTTTAGTAGAGCAAACTTTAACCTTAGTAAGAATTGGCAGAATGAAAAAGTTCAGTGCTTTCCTAACTGAAGCC